CCCCTCCCCCCGCCGCCCCCGCAAGCGGCGAACAGCGCAATGACGCTGATCCGCTGGACAGCATGGAGTACCGCCGCGCGTTCATGGCATACGCGCTTCGCGGCACGCCCATTCCCGCGGAGTTCCGCGCGGACGCTGTTTCTAAAACCGCGGAGAATGGCGCGGTGATCCCGACAACCATTCTGAACCGGATCATTGAGAAAATGGAAGCCGTGGGCATGATCCTTCCCCTTGTTACCCGCACGGCGTACAAGGGCGGCGTGTCTATCCCGACTTCCAGCGCGAAGCCTACGGCGACGTGGGTTGCAGAGGGCGCAGGGAGCGACAAGCAGAAGAAGACCACGGGAAGCATTACTTTTGCTTATCACAAATTGCGTTGCGCCGTGGCCGTTTCGCTGGAAATGGACACTATGGCACTTTCGGCCTTTGAAGCTACGCTTACTAATAACGTGGTGGAGGCAATGACGAAGGCGACAGAGCAGGCCATTATTTCCGGCGACGGAACGGGCAAGCCGAAGGGCATTCTTTCCGAAACCGCCCCCACGGGGCAGGCTTTGAGTTCTGGCGTGCTGGCATACGCCGATCTTATCAACGCCGAAGCCGCGTTGCCGCAGGCGTATGAGAACGGCGCGGTGTGGTGCATGAGCAAGAAAACCTTTATGCAGTACGCCGGACTTTGTGACGAAGTGGGACAGCCGATCGGCAGGACGAATTACGGCGGCGTTACCAACAAGCCCGAACGGGTGTTGCTTGGCCGCCCCGTGGTTGTGTGCGACTATGTGCCTTCCTTTGCTTCCGGCATGACCGCGAACACCGTATATGCGTTCCTCTTCAACTTCAAGGACTATGTGTTGAACACCAACTACGCAATGACCGTGAAGAAGTATGAGGACAACGACACGGACGACATGGTAACGAAGGCGATCATGCTTGTTGACGGAAAGGTTGTTGACAAGAATTCCCTTGTTACCATTGCGTCCCCCACGGCTTAAACGGGAGGGGTGAACGACAATGCTTGACAAGGTGAAGAACGCCTTGCGCGTAAAAACAACCGCCTTTGACGACGAAGTGCAAGGGCTGATCGACGCTTGCAAAGCGGATTTGCGCCTTGTCGGTGTGAACGTTCCGGAGGAAAAGGCCGCCGAGGGTGAAACGCCCGCGGCGGCTGATCCTCTTATCACGCGCGCGATTATCCTTTACGCAAAGGCAAATTTCGGATATAGCGACGACAGCGAAAAATACAGGCAAGCATACGACTATTTGAAATGCTCTTTGAGTTTGGCGGGTGATTACAATGCGGTGGGCTGATGAAATCACGCTTATTGCGGCGGCTGATCCCGCGCCGGAAGACGCGGTAAATGAAAACGGCTTCCCCGTGGAGCGGGAGGAAACGAAAACAACCGTGTTCGGGGACGTGAAAAGCGTTGGCTATTCGGAGTTTTGGAAGGCCGCGAATGCGGGCTATCAAGCGGAGCTAAAAGCCGACGTTCACACGGAGGAATACGAAGGGCAAAGCATGGTCGAGATCAACGGGAAACGCTACAAGGTTTTGCGAACCTATATGAGCAAAAACGGCGAAATAACCGAATTGACGCTTACCGATCTTTCCATAGTTCCGGACGAAGCGGGCGCTTCGGAGGACGCGGAGGGAGGCGGCGACGTTGGCACGGTTTGAGGTTTCCGGAATTGAGGGAATGCAAGACCGCCTTTTGAAGCGTGAGGCGGCGGCAACGAAGGCCGTTCCGAAGATGTTGAAGGCTGGCGGCGCGGTGCTGGTGAAAGCCCAGCAGGAAGAAATACGGCGCACATTCACGGGCAAGCGTAGCACGGGCGATCTTGCAAGCTCTATCAAACAAACGTCCGTCAAAAAGAAGGGCGAAACGCAATGCGTGGAAGTCTACCCGCACGGGAACAACCGCCGCGGGCAACCGAACGCAACCGTTGGCTTTGTCCTTCAATACGGGCGTTCTAATATGCCCGCGCGCCCGTGGTTCACAAGCTCAAACGAGAAGGCCGCGCCGGAGGTTCAAGAGGCTATGCGGCAAGCGTGGGAGGAGGAACAGCAGAATGATTGATGAAGTTGACGCTTTATTAAAAACCACGCTTGCGGCACAATGCCCGCGGGTGGCGCGGCTGATATTCCGCGGGAAGGCTGGTACGTATATCACGTATCAGCTTGTTTTATTGCAAGACAGGGACGCGGCAGACGACGACATGCAGGGGACGGAATACACGTACAGGGTTGATATTTATTCCAAACGGGATTACATAGCCTTGCTACGCCGGACAAAGCAGGCGTTACAGGCCGCGGGCTTCTATGGGATCGTGGTTGATCCCGAAGTGTACGAAAGCGACACGGGGTTTTATCACGTGCCGATTGAAGCGAAATATTACGAGAAAACGGAGGTATAAACATTATGGCAACTATTGGTTTGCGCGATCTCTACCGCGCGCCGATCACCGTTGACGAAAGCGGCAAGGAAACCTACGGCACGCCCGTTCGCATGGCGAAGGCCATTAGCGCGGAAATGTCCGTAGAGGTAGCGGAAGCGATCCTTTACGCAGACGACGGCGCGGACGAAGTGGTAAAGGAATTTGTGTCGGGCGAATTGACGCTTAACGTGAACGATCTTATGCCCGCCGATCTTGCCGCCCTTCTTGGGCAGACGCAGGACGCGGACAATGTAGTATATGCGGGCGAAAACGACGATCCCCCGTATATGGCAATCGGCTTCCGCGCGAAGAAGGCCAACGGCATGTATAAATATCTTTGGCTTTACAAAGTCAAGTTTGCTATCCCTTCCGAGAGCTACACCACGAAGGGCGATAGCATTGAATTCACCACGCCGGAGATCACGGGGCAGTTCATCAAACGCCCCGATGGGCTTTGGAAGGCTGAACACGTCGCGCTTCCCACGGAGAGCGCGGCAACGGGCTGGTTCACGAAGGTTCGTGAACAGAACAACGCAACGGGCTAACGAAAAAATGAAAAGGAGGAACGGGGAAGCCCTTTAGCGGGGCTTCCCCTATTTTGTTATGAGTGCGATTAAAGACGGGCGTTTGCCGATCGTCCTTGATAAAGAACGGCACTTGCTGTTTTCGCTGAACGTCATTGATGAAATGCAAGACAAATTCGGAAGCTTTGACAGGCTGGACGAAGTGTTGAAGGGCAAGGACAGCATTAAAAATCTTCGCTGGCTTCTTACTTTGCTTATCAACGAGGGAGCGGACGACGACGAAGAGCCTTTGACCGAAAAGGCGGTAGGCCGCATGATCCACACGGGCAACTTCGGAGAGGTAAAAACCGCGATCTTCCGCGCGTTCGCAATCGGCAACAACGGAACGGAAGAGCCGCAGGCCGCCGAAGATGAAGACGACGAAGAGGACGCAGAAGACGGAAAAAACGTGCAGGCGGGCAAGGAAAAATAGACCTTGCCCGCCTGCTTTATATCGGCGTAACGCTCTTACGCTGGCCGGAATGCGACGTATGGCGCATGACACCGTACAAGATCATAACGCTTTTCCGCATTCACAAAGAATTCAATCCGGATCGCTTCAAGCCGGAGAAACAGAAAGCGGACATTGACGACGTGTTAGGGGGGTTATAAGTGGCAGGCAAAGAAGACCAGATTAAAACAACAATCGCCGTCGAAGGCGAAAAAGAATACAAAGAAGCCTGCAAAGGCATAAATACTTCCCTACGCGAAATCGGTTCAGAAATGAAACTTGTTTCGGCTGAATTCGAGGGCAACGCAAAAAGCACCGAGGCGTTGACCGCGAAGCAGGAAGTATTGAAGAAACAGCTTACAGAGCAGGCCGCAAAGGTGAAGGCCGCCGAAGACGCTTTGCGAAAAATGAAGGAAGGTGGGCTTGATGAAACAAATCCCGCCGTCCAGAAAATGCAAACGAACCTTAACAACGCAAAGGCTGAAATGGTGAAGACCGAAAAACAGCTTAATAGCGTAACTTCGGAGCTGAAACAATCAAAAGTGAATTGGGAGGCCGTGGGCGACGTTGTAGGCAAGGCCGGAAAAGCCTTCGGGACAGCTCTTGCCGCGCTGGGAACGGCGGCGGTGGGCGCGGCTTCCGCGCTGGCGGGGCTTACGGTGTCGGCTTCTAATTACGCGGACGACATATTGACGACTTCGGCAAATACACACATTGCCGCCGACGACTTGCAAAAATATTCCTACGCGCTGAATTTCATTGACGGCGATTTGAACACGCTGACAAAGACCATGAAGAAGAATACGCAGATCATGGACGACGCGCGAAACGGGAACGCGGAGTATTCCGCGGCGTATGACAAGCTGGGCGTTTCTGTTACCGACGCGAACGGAGAGTTGCGCAACGGGCAAGATGTGTATTGGGAAGTCATTGACGCGCTGGGGCAAATCGAAAATGAAACCGAGCGGGACGCGCTGGCAATGACGCTTTTAGGAAAATCCGGCACGGAGCTAAACACGATCATTGACGCGGGTTCGGAAGCCTTCAAAGCCTACGGAGAAGAAGCGGAGGCAATGGGCGCAGTAATGAGCGACGAAGCGTTGAATTCGCTTGGGTTGTTCAACGATAAATTGCAAGTGCTAAAGGCGGGCATGGGCGGCTTGAAGAATTCGGCGGCCTTGATTGCCCTTCCCTTCCTTGACGTTATGGCGGGCGAAGGCATAGACATTTTGCGCGACTTCTCGAAGGGCATTCAAGAGGCCAACGGCGACGTTTCCAAAATGGGGGACGTGCTGGGCGACGCAATTTCAGACGTGTTAAACCTTGTCGTTGAGCATTTGCCCGAATTCGTTGACATGGGCGTTGAAATGGTAAAATCAATCATTTCGGGGATCGCAAGCAACGCGCCAACGCTGGCGACGGCGGCGGTGCAGATTGTGGAAACGCTGGTAGCGGGCATTGCTGAAATGTTGCCGCTTATCATCAACGGAGCGGTGCAAATCGTTGTCGGGCTGGCGCAAGGGCTGGGACAGTCTTTGCCGCGGCTGATCCCGCAAGTGGTACAGATGATAACGACGGTCGTTCAAACGCTGATCGACAATATACCGCTTCTTATCGAAGCGGCTTTGCAACTGATCGTCGGGCTGGCGCAAGGGCTGGTTAATGCAATCCCCGTGTTGGTGGCGGCGATCCCGCAGATCATCAACAGCGTTATAACGGCCATTCTGGGAAGCATACCGCTTATCATTCAAGCGGGCATTGACCTTTTGACCGCGCTTGTGCAGGCGTTACCGGAGATTATAACGGCCATTGTGGAGGCCATACCGCAGATTATCGACGGGATCATAACCGCCGTAATCGAAAGCATACCGCTTATTGTGCAAGCGGGAATTGATTTGCTGGTTGCGCTCATACAGGCGTTGCCGCAGATTATCACAACCATTGTCGCCGCACTTCCGCAGATCATAAGCGCGATTTGCGACGCGCTCATAGGGAACATAGATCAAATCATCATGGCGGGCGTGCAACTGTTTGTCGCGCTCATTCAGAATTTGCCCACGATCATAGTTGAAATCGTGAAGGCCGTTCCGCAGATCATTGAAGGCATTGTTTCGGCCTTCGGTTCGCTGGCCTACAAGATCGTTGAAATCGGCGGCAACATCATTTCCGGCATTTGGGAAGGTATCAGCAACGCCGCTTCGTGGTTGTGGGAAAAGGTAACGGGCTTCTTTGGCGGGATCGTGGACGGGATCAAGGGCTTTCTTGGCATTCATTCGCCTTCGACGGTGTTTGCGGATATTGGCGGCAACATGGCCGCGGGTGTCGGTGAAGGCTTCGGGGACGAAATGGGCGGCGTGGAAACGCAAATGCAGGGAGCTATGGGGAGCGCGGGCGCAATCACCGCAGAAGAGGCCGTGCGCGCCGTCAACGACGGGATCATAGCGAATATCGGAGCTTTGGACGCGGCGGTAACGGCCATTGTGGAACGCGTGGTAACGGGGCTTACGGCGCAATCGGCGCGGCTAAACCAGATCGGGCAGGACATGACGAAGTATATTGCTTCGGGCGTTGTGTCCGGCACGCCGAACGTAACGAACATCATTCCGCAGATCACGCAATCCATCATAACCGCATTCACCGCCCAGCAACCGAAATTCACAAACGCGGGCGTTGATATTGACAAGGCCATAGCGTCCGGAATGGTGCAGGCCATACCGGAAATCACCGCGAAAGTGCCGCAGATCATACAGCCGATCATAACCGCGTTGCGTAGCTTCATTTCGGAGTTCACCGCGGCGGGGGAAGATATGGTGCGGGGTATCTGGACGGGCTTTCAAAATATGTCAAGCTGGCTGGAAAGCAAAGTGCGTTCTATGATGCGTTCCATTGTGGCCGCCGTAGAAGCAGAAATGCAGATCGCTTCCCCGTCGAAGGTGTTTGCGGGGATCGGTGAATACATGGCCGAAGGGCTGGGCGTTGGCTTCGCCCGCGAAATGCAGGACGTTGAAAAGACGATCCGCAGGGCTACGGCCTCCACCGTTCCGGACGCGAAAAAGCCTTCTGGAAAGCTGAACCGGAGTGAAAGCGGCGGCGTGCAAGTGGTTCAAAACATCTACGCGAACGAAACGAGCTACGCCCAGCAACAGCGCGAAGCCGCAAAGCAATTCCGAATGATCGCGCGGGAGGTAATGGCATAATGGCAAGAAAAATCGAAAAATTGACGTACACGAATGAGCGTGGGGAAAGCATTGTCTTTTCCCACGCTTCTATTTACCACACGAACGAGGTTAGCGGCCTTTCCGACGTGCGCAACGCGATTTACAGCATAAACAGCATGGGACAGGACGGCGACACCTATTTAGGAAACCGCATAGAAAGCCGCGAAATTGAGATTGTGGGCAGTATTAGGGAGCGGGACAAAGACCACATGCGGGAATACCGCAGGAAAATGAACCGCGTTCTTAATCCGCAGTATGCGGCGACGCTGACATACGAATACGGCGACTTCAAGCGGGTTATTGATTGCAAGGTTGACAACGCGCCCGTATTCAGCCGCAAGGCGATCTTTCAAGACTTCACCGTGCAACTGCTTTGCTTAAATCCGTTCTGGCGCAAAGAAAGCAAGGCGCGGGACGATATAGCAACGTGGATCGGCGGGCTGGAATTCCCCGAAGAAATACCGCTTGAAGAGGGCTGGCAAATCGGCTTCCGGCAACCATCCCTTATCGTCAACGTATATAACGACGGCGACGTACAAGCGGGAATTCGCGTCGAGTTCCGCGCGCTGGGCGTGGTGAAAAATCCTTCCCTTCTCAACGTGGACACGCAAGAGTTCATCAAGCTAAATATCACAATGGAGGCGGGCGACACGTTGAGCGTTTCAACGGGCTACGGCGAAAAGGAAGTAACCTTGAAGCGCGGCGGGGCAACGTCTGACGCGTTCCGCTATTTGGACGTGGACAGCTCATATTTACAACTTTCGGTTGGTGACAACCTTTTCAGATATTCCGCGGAAGAAAACCTTGAAAATCTGGAAGTGTCCATTTACCACGATGATCTTTATTTGGGGGTGTGACGCATGGAGCTTTATATATACGACAGGGACATGACGTTGCACGGTGTCATTGATGAAATATCGTCGCTGATCTGGACGCGGAGGTATTGGGCGGCGGGCGAATTCAAATTGCTTGTGCCGTTCACCGCGCGGCACGTCGAGCTTCTGCAAAAGAACCGCCTTGTTTTGAAGCGCGGGGACACCGAGGCCGCCGAAATCCGCTATGTGAATATCAGCAAAAACACGCAGGGGCTTGAAGAAATCGAAGTGCAAGGCAAATTTATAACGCAATGGATCGGGAAGCGCATTGTGCGAAATCAGATCAGCGCAACGAGCGGGACGCAGGCCATTCTATACCGCATTGTGAATGAAACCGTTATTTCCCCTTCCGCGGCGGGGCGGGCGATCCCGAATGTGCTTCTTGATCCGCTGGACGCGGACACCGGAAGCGGAACGATTGACTATACTTCCGAGGCGTTCACAAACGCTTTGCTTGCCGTGGAAACCGCGGCGAAGGCGGCAAAGCTGGGCTTCCGTATGCGAACCGACGTGCGCGCGGGCAAGCACTATTTCAGCGTCTACGCTGGCCGCAACCTTACGGCAGATCAAGCGGACAATCCACCGTGCGTCTTTTCGCAAGAGTTCGACAACATAGCCGAACAGGAGTACACGAACAGCGTTGAAAATCTAAAAACAACCGCATACGTGGGCGGCGAAGAGGTTGAACCGCGCGTTGTGGCAGAGGTTGGCGGCGGCGCGTCCGGCCTTGACCGCGAAGAAGTGTTTGTAAATGCCACGGACATAACGAAGGTTTACAGGGACGCAAACGACAATGAAATAACGCGCACGGACGCGGAATTGCTGGCGTGCCTTATGGAGCGGGGCGCGTCGGAGCTGGAACAATACGCCGAAACGTTGAGCTTCGCAAGCAAGATTAACACGCACGCGAATTTGAAATACCGCGAAGATTACGATTTAGGCGATCGCGTGACGTGCGTAAATAAACGCTGGGGTATCAAGATCAATGTTCGGATCACGGAGGTAATGGAAACCTACCAACAGAACATTGAAGAAATTGATATTACCTTTGGCGAGAGTTTGCCCGCCCTGCTTACGCAGATACGGCAGATCACAAAGTAAAGGGGTGTAAACATGGAAAAATCAAGTTTCTTCAACAGCGTGTCCGGCGATCGCGTGTACCGCGCGGAGGAATGGGCAGAATACTTTGCTTCTTTCATTGGAAACGGCGTGTTCCCCGTCCCTTCGTCCGGCCTGCAAGTGGTGGCGGGTTCTGGAATGGCCGTCACCGTGAAGACGGGCAAAGCGTGGATCAATGGCTATTTCTATTACAACACGGGCGATCTTTCCGTAACGCTTCCAACAGCGGACGGCGTGTTGACGCGGATTGATCGAATTGTTGTGCGGTGGGATTTAACGGAGCGGCTAATTTCCGTTGTGGTGAAGTCTTCCACGCCTTCCGCTTCGCCCAGCGCGCCCAGCTTGCAGAGGGACGCGGACGCATACGAATTATGCCTTGCCGATATAGCGATAGGCGCGGGCGTTACGGCCATTTCGCAGGCGAACATAACGGATCGCCGCCTTGACGGTGCTTTGTGCGGCGTGGTGGCGGGCGTGGTGGATCAGATCGACACGGACGCGTTCAACGCCCAGCTTGAAGCATGGTTCACGGACTACAAGGCCGCAAGCGTGGAGGAATTCAACGATCTTGTGTCCTACATGCGTTCTTTGGAATTGCTGGGCGATCAGCAGTACGCCGCGCTTCAAGCCTACATGAACACCTTTAAGCAGAGCGCGGAAAACGACTTCAACGCGTGGTTTGCTTCCCTGCAAAACGTACTTGACGAAGACACGGCGGGGCATTTGCTCAATCTCATTCAGAACAACACCGCACGAATTGAGCTGATCGAAGCCGTGCTTTTCAACGACATTACGGCAAATCCGTTCCTTATCCTCTTTGATAACCTTGACGGGATCGTGTCAACGGGCGTTTGGAACGCCGCGTTGCAAAGGATCGAATGTTGACGCGGTGCGCTTGCACGGGCGCGGAATTATCGTGTGTCATTGGAAATATCTTCACGGAGCTTCGCCCGCCTTGCGACGTATGCGGCGCGGCGGCGGTGGTGATCCGCGGGATTACGCCCAGCGGCCACGAAGCAACGATAACCATTACCGCGGCGGGCTTCGATTTTGAAGGGTGCGCCGAAGATACCGCGCTTTTAGAGCGGATCAGAAAGGCAAGGTGCATTCATGCAGGGACAGGAGCGGGAACGTAAAGAACCGTCCGAATTCAACGTGATTGTGAAGGCGAAAGACCTTGTAAAGCATACCTTCACGATCACGAACAGCACGGAACGATACCCGAAGAAATACCGCTTTACGTTGGTAAACCGCATACAGGACAAAGCGGTTGATATTTACGAAGCGACGCTTGAAGCGAACGAATTAGATTTGCGGCAAGCGGACGAATTCAGACAACGGCAGAGGCTTCAAGCAAAGGCGTTGACATATTGCAAGGAGCTTCTATTTTTCATAGAGCTTTCGCAAGAAATGGGCTTCATTTCAATGAAAAGTTGCGAATATTGGTCGAAACTTACGCTTGAAGTGAAGTACATGGTTTCCGCGTGGAAAAAGCGGGATAAAACGAGAGCTTGAAAACCGTTCGGGGAATGCCTTGTAGGTTCTTTTTTCCTTGCGCGCCCCCGCCGCCGAATTCCGGCAATTCGTACAACGTGCGCAATGTCAATTCTTCGGGCGCGTTGAACAACAACAACGCGTACAACGGCAATAGGGGCGTGCGCCCGCTTCGGTGGAACGCTTGACCGAGTAGGCCGCACGGCTGAAAGCAATGCACCACCAACAAAGGAAGGTGTTTCCCTTCCCTGCTATCCACGGCGGGGATAAATACAAGATTGCTGATACCGAAGCATTGCCCGCGGGCATGGCAGAGGTTACGCACGGCAAGGAGTTTTTTAACCATGAACGACTTTGAAAAAGTCTGGAATTTTGAAAGCCTCTACCGCGCCTATATGAAGGCGCGGCGGGGCAAACGCTGGAAGGGAGCGGCGGCGAAGTTTGAAGTTAATTTGCTGGAAGCTCTTAACCTTTTAAGCGAACAGTTGAAAAGCAAAACGTACAGGCTTTCGCCATACAACACGTTCAAGGTGTACGAACCAAAAGAACGCGTTGTTATGTCGAACAGCTACAAAGACAAGGTAGTGCAACATGCACTTTGCGACAACGTTTTGCAACCGCGCGTCGCGCCGTCGTTCATCAAAGACAACTACGCGTCGCAAGTGGGAAAAGGAACGCATTTCGGGCTTGATCGGCTGGAAGAGTTCATGCGCCGCTTCTACCGCAAACACGGCGTTGACGGCTGGGTGTTGAAGTGCGACATACGCAAATACTTCTATTCCATCCAGCACGACACCTTAAAGGGCTTGATCCGGAAATATATTGACGATCCCGAATGCCTTTGGTTGCTGGACATGATAATTGACAGCACCGAAGGCAACGTAGGAATTCCGATCGGCAATCAGTCTTCGCAGATTTTCGCCCTGCTTTACCTTTCCCCGCTGGATCATTTCATCAAGGAAAAATTGGGCGTGAAGTTCTACGGTCGATATATGGACGATTTTTATTTGATCCACGAAGACCGCGAATATTTGCGCCATTGCTGGAAGGAGATTGAAGAGCATGTAAACAAAATCGGGCTTGCGCTGAACGAGAAAACGAACATATACCCGTTGAAGAACGGAATTGATTTTTTGGGCTTTCACACGTACATTTCGGAAACGGGCGCGGTGATCCGCAAGGTGCGCCGGAAATCGAAGAACAACGTGCGCCGCAAGTTGAAGAAAATGCGGGGCTTGTTGGAGGCGGGACGGATCACGCCGGAAACGGTGGAACAGTCATATAAAAGCTGGCGCGGCCACGCGTCGAAGGGAAATTGCCATCACCTTATCCGGAACATGGATCAATATTACAATCAACTATTCGGGCAGGCCGCCGCCGTTGCGCAGAAGCGCGGCGGCGGTTCTGCTTCACAAAAGGAGGAACGCAGATAATGGCTAAATCTTTAAGCACGCTGGCCGTTGGCGCAACGTTTGAAGTTCCCGTAAAAGCGGCGTATCAATCGCTTTTGGGCGCAACCGTCGTTTTCAAAATGGCCGACAAGAACCATTCGGGTTATCCGTCTAATTCGGTGACGCTCATTTGTGACAAAATCCCGATTGTGCTTGCTTTCGACGCGAAAGAGCCGAGCAACAGCAACGCAGATCGGAAAAACTACGGCAACAACCGCTATTCCTATGCGAACGTGCTTCAATGGCTGAACAGCAACGCCACGGCGGGGAATTGGTACAGCGCGAAGCATAGCGCGGATCAATCCCCTTCTTCCGCGTCTTACGTGTCAAACAATCCGTATTCAAGCAAGGCGGGTTTCCTTGCAATGCTTGATGATAATTTCGTTGCGGCATTGCTGAATACAACGGTGACGGTGGCAAAAAACACCGTCACGGACGGCGGGAGCTATGAAACCGTCACCGCAAAAATGCACCTTCCTTCTACTACGGAAGTAGGGCTTGCGAACGAAAACAGCATTGCAGAAGGCGCGAAGCTGGCGTTGTTCAGCGACAACACAAGCCGACTTGCTTACCCTACGGCGCAATGCGTGTCGAACAGCGACTATACAAACAGCAGTTTCAACGCTTCGGCGGCGTGGTATTACTGGCTTCGCACGCCGGGTTCCGGCTATTCGTACGACGTGCGCTATGTCTATTCTTCGGGCGCGTTGGCCTACGACAACGCGTACAGCGGCTATAGGGGCGTGCGCCCGCTTTGTAATCTATCATCTTCTATCTTGGTATCTGACACCACGAATGCAAACGGCAACTACGAATTTCAATGGAACGAAGCCCCGTCCACGCCGTCCGGAATTTCCGTGCCGTCCAGTTGTTACAGCACGCAGAATATTTTGGTGTCGTGGGGAGCTTCCACCGATCCGGACGGCGACGAAATCACTTACGTTCTGGAACGGTCGTACAACAACGGAAGCTATGCGCAAGTGGCGGCAACCGCGGGGCGGTCGTTTACGGAAGTGGTGTCCACAAGCTGGAATACGGTTCGTTACCGCGTAAAGGCGCGTGACAGCTTCGGCAATGAAAGCGCGTATATTACTTCCAGCGAAGCGGCGGTGATCCACAATCAGCCGCCCGCCATTTCCGGACAGAACGCCGATCTTGGCACGAAGCGCGAAGGCTTTTCCCATGCGTACACCGTGACCGATCCGGACGGCGACGCGGTGACGGTGGTTGAAGCGGTGGATGGAAAGACCTTGCGGAGCTACACGCCTACGCTTGGACAGTCAAATAATTTGACGCTGGCAGGAAACGACTTCACCGCCCTTTCAAACGAGGCGCACACGATCACCATTACGGCGACGGACAGCGCGGGCAATTCGGCGGTTCGCACGCTGACTTTTACAAAGGCAATCAGCGGTTTTGTAATCTACCTTGAAACGCCGCTTGAAGCGGAGGCGCAGCCGAAGCGGGCGAACATTGTTGTAACGCGCGGCATTCCCGCGGGCGGCACGTTCAAGGTTGAGGCGACGAACAATCCGTTTGATCCTACGCCCGTTTGGGAGGATTGCACGAACGCGGTTGTGCAGGGCGTGGCGCACGTCTTCGAGAACACGGAAAACGCCGCGGTGCAATTCGGCTTGAACGCCCGCGTGACGGTGGAGCGCGGCGACGCTATTTCCGAATGCTGGGTGTCTTCGATTGGGGGTAATTTTGAATGAGCGTAACACATAGGCCGGACAGACCGGACAAAACGGAAGAGCTGACAAAGGAAGTTGAGAGCGTAAAGGCGGCGGGCGAAAGCACCGCCGCTTTGCTTTCCCTTTCCTTCAAAGCGCAGATCGTACAGGATCGCGCGGCGGGAACGAACGCAATTTCTGATGAAATGATCCTTGCTTCAACGGCGGTCGTTGAATACGACGACTTCAAGGACAACCACGCCTATAACACCGTGGGCGAAATCATCAAATCGGACGGGCTGTATTTTGAGATCGTCGCGCCGCACACGTCCAACGCCGCCGCTTATCCGGTAGCAACAACGTTCGCGTATTACCGCCTTGTGGAGCTGACGCACACGGGGACGCTTGATGATCCGATCCCATATCCGGAAACCGCGGGCGTGCTGGTAAACGTGAAGAACGGGTTGTATTACAGCTATAAAGGCGCGGTTTATCTGGCGAAGCTGGATATGCCGAATTGCGTATACCCGCCCGACACGGCGGGTATGTGGCAATGGGAACAAGTGTAAAGGCGGTGAAAGCATGGAACAGATTTTAACGGCAATTTCCGTCGTTAGTACAATTTGCGCAATCGTCTTCGGCTACGCCGCATTTTCCCGCAACCGAACAAAGGACACCGAAGACGAAGTGAAGCGGGACACAACGGTTTTGTCTGAAATCGGCTATATCAAAAGCGGCGTTGATGATATTAAGGCAGAACAGCGCGAACAGCGAAAGACAAATACCGAATTTGTGTCGCGGCTGACGGCGGTTGAAGCGTCCGCGAAGCAGGCGCACAAGCGTATTGACACGCTGGAAGGACACACAACGCGGGAATAACGAAGGGAGCGAAAGACAATGGCAGTTATGAAAGCAAGCGAATTCGTGAAGAAGCTGAAAGATGTTGCGCAGAATTACAAAACACTTTATGTCATGGGGTGCTTCGGCGCGCCGCTGAACGGATCGAACGTCACAAGGTATTGCACGAACCATAGCTACAACAAGGACGCAACGCGAACGGCCATGATTAAGGCCGCCGCAAATCAAAGCCCGCCCGTGTTCGGCTTCGATTGCGTTTGCCTTATCAAAGGCGTTCTTTGGGGCTGGAACGGCAACGCGTCGAAAACCTACGGCGGAGCGTCCTATGCCGTGAACGGCGTTCCGGACATTGGCGCAGATACCATGATTACAAAGTGTTCCGGCGTTACAACGGACTTTTCAAAAATCGAAGTAGGCGAGGCCGTTTGGTGTTCGGGGCATATCGGCGTTTACGTTGGGGACGGGCTGGCCGTCGAGTGTACGCCGCGTTGGGAAAATGACGTGCAGATCACCGCCGTTGCAAATATCGGCAAAAAGAGCGGGTACAACGCCCGCACGTGGACGAAGCACGGCAAACTTCCCTATATCGAATATGACGGCGCAACGGAGAGCGGGAGCGGCGGCATCGCTTCCGCTGGCGGCAATGAAACCGCGGCGGCGGGGCTGGCCGTGGGCGACGTTGTGACCTTCACGGGGACGAAGCATTATACTTCGGCCAACGCAACAAGCGGTAAAGCCTGCAAGGGAGGCACGGCAAAGATCACGCAGATTTACAAGGGCGGCAAACATCCTTACCACCTTGTCAAAGTGGCTGGCGGCGGTTCTACCGTTTACGGCTGGGTTGACACGGCAGACATTCAGCAGGCCGCGGGCGGCGGCACGATCAAGGCCGGAAGCACCGTGCGCGTGAACAAGGGCGCGAAGACCTATACGGGCGGCGGGCTGGCCGCTTTTGTATATAACCGAGATCATACTGTAAAGCAAGTTTCGGGAGATCGCGCCGTTATCACCTACGGCGGCGTGGTCGTGGCCGCCGTGAAGCTGGCCGATCTTACACTTGTAAAGGAGTAGCGGGGAGGCGGCGGCATGAAGCTATTTAGCAGGAAGAAGCGGCGCAGGAAGAAAACCGCAAAACTGAATGAACGCTTTGCAACGCGTGTTGTCGTGGTAATCGGGATCACAACGGCGATCTTCATTGCCGCGCAGTATGTTTCGTTCCTTATTACGGGGACGGAACAAACAACGCTGATTGAAAAGTATTTTGACGCGGTGGTGATCGAATGCGGCGCGCTCATGCTGAAACGGATTGCCGAAGTTATCACCGCGCGCGTAAAGAAAAAAGAGGGACTTAACACAACAGAAAATGAAAGCGAGGGTTTATAAAATGGTTGATATCACACCGATCATCAATGCAATTATCGCGCTGATCGCCGCGCTGGTGTCCGCGTTTCTGATCCCGTGGCTGAAAAGCAAGGTAGAGGCGGGCAAGCTGGCGCAATACAAAGAGTGGGTGACAATCGCGGTGAAGGCCGCAGAACAGATTTACACCGGAACAGGCCGCGGCGAAGAGAAGAAGAAATATGTTGTTGAGTTTTTGGAGGCAAAGGGCTTCAAGATCGACTTTAACAGCATTGACAACATGATCGAAGCCGCAGTATATGAAATTTCGCAGACCTTCGGCGGCGTAACGATTGGAGAGGCCGCAGAAACGGAGTAACACCGCCATTCAGCCGCGGGCGGTTTACTCCTTTACGCTGGCGGCTTTATGGAGCGGGCGGCCACGCGCCGCCCGCCTTTTGACGACAAAGCCCCGCTTCCGCTTCACCGCGGCGGCGGGGCTTTTACTTTATGAACGGAGGTAAAGAACATGAAGACTTTGGACAGCTTTATTAAATACCTTGAAGAGCAGGCGGCAAACCATTCTATTTATGTTTGGGGCGCGCAGGGGCAGGACAAGGACACCATTTCGGAAGAGTGGATCAAGGAGCGGGAAACAGACGACAAGAACGCCGCCCGCGCTATTGCCACGTGGAAGAAAGCGTGCGCGGACGGCTACGGCGACGTGTTGCGCGCCTTCGATTGTTCGGGGCTGGCAATGTACTATTTGCAGAACGTCGCGGGGATCGTATCTTCCGACATGTCCGCAAATTCCCTTATGGGGAAGTGCGAAACCATCAAGAAAACGGAAGTGCGCCGCGGGGATTGGGTTTTCAAAAAGTACACTTCCGGCGACAAGAAGGGGCAAGCCTATCATATCGGCTATGTGGTGGACGACGCTTTGAACGTCATTGAGGCAAAAGGGCGCGATCACGGCGTTGTCAAAGCCCCGCTTTCCGAAGGCAAATGGAACGCTTACGGCAGGCCGGAATACTACGCCGCGGAGATCAAGGCCGCGGGCGGCAACGATCCGGAGAAGAACACCAACGGCGGCGCGGCTGGCGGCTGGGAGGTTGCCCGCGTGCTGAAAGTGGCAAAGCCGCTTATGAAGGGCGACGACGTGAAAGCCCTGCAAGCCGCCCTTATCGCTAACAACTACCATTGCGGCGTAACGGGCATTGATGGCATATACGGGAAGAATACCGCATACGCCGTTCGGTGTTTCCAGTCTGCTAAAGGGCTGGTTGTGGACGGCAAGGCCGGACGCTACACCGTCGCCGCGCTGGGCGGCGCGTGGAAGGGATAACCGCCGAGCGGGTTTAATGGAATACAGAGAGAAGCCCCCGCGCTGGCCTTATGGCTGGCACGGGGGCTTTTTGTCGTTTATGGGGGTTACTGCTTCCGGAAGCGCAAGATTATTTCCGCGCCATAATTCCGGCCTTCCCCGCCGCCGTACACGTCAATGTTCGTGATACCGTCGAGGCGGGAAAAGTTGTCGGCCACGAATTGCGAGTGTTCGGCGGGTATGCTTCCGATTTGTTCACCGTTGACGAAGACACCGAAGGCGGGCTTGCCTTCCCATTCGCCACGCTCTACCGTCAATTCCATGTCGCCCTTGTCGTAGGGTTCTTCCTTCCAGTAAATTCTACGAAGGATCGTTTGCCGCGAACGCCGCCCGTTTTTGAATGTCACGCCCGCAACCTTCGTCCGGAGGAAATCAAAGCCTTCTTGCGAATAGTGCGCGGGCTTGCCTTCCCCCGCCTTCGGAGGCGCGGAGCTGGCCGCGCTGGTAGCCGCCGCGGGCGGCGCGGCTTCCTGCTTCGGAGCGGGCGCGGCGTTCTTCTTCCGAAGGCCGATAAAAAATAGAACGGCGGCGAACACTAAGCCGCACGCCCCCGCCGCCGCGTTTCCTTGTGTGAATAGCGGCACGGAGGAAACAAGAAACAGCGCGCCGACGATCCAAAGGATCAATGTTGCTTTCTTCATAGTTTGAATAGCCCCTTTCGTATAATGGTGTTGGCAACAAGGGCAGAATACTTTTTTGCGTTCTGACCTTTAACACAATTATAGCCGTGATTTGCGCTAAAGTAAAGAAAATTGCTGATGATTAACACACGGCGGGGCGGCGGTGATATGATTGAAGATATACGACTACCACGGGAAGAAGAACGTATGCGGCGATCGCGTGCGGGACGCGCGGCAAAAACAACGGCTTACGCAAGAGGATTTAGCCGCGAAGCTACAAATTGCAGGCGTGATAATGGAGCGGGACAGCGTTTCAAGAATTGAGATCGGAACGCGCTTCGTGACGGATTATGAATTGATGGTGCTTTCTAAAGTGCTGGACGTATCCATGCAATGGCTTGTAGGCATAGACGAATGAAGGCGGCGGGAATTTCCCCGCCGCCTTTTATTTTTTTGAAATTTTTTTGTGTAGCCTATTGACTTTATACGACAAATGACGTATAATAAGAATACAGGCAAGGGGAAGCCGAGTAACAAAGAAAGGAGAAAAAACCACGGGAAAGGGGGTGCAAGGGTGAATGAAGAGCAGATAAAAGAACTGCTTGAACTTCTGAAAAAGGCTTTAGAAAGTGAAACGGTGGAGCGTATCACGATCAGCATTAAGCCTAAACAGAAGCCCAAACAGCCCTAACGAATTCGGCGGCGGGTTTCCCCGCCCGTCGCCCTTATTATAACCGATAAAACGCGAAAATGTCAAGGAGGGCTTGCGCATGGAGATCAGCGTTAAAATATCATACAGGAACGAGAAGTTGCAGGCCGCACGGCAGAAGGCGGGCATGTCGCAATCCCAGCTTGCGAACGCGGCGGGAATTTCCGTGCGCGTCCTACAAGACTACGAACGCGGCGCGCGCGACGTGTGCGGGGCAAAGCTGGCAACGTTGCTAAAACTATGTAACGCCCTTCATTGCGGCTTGCGGGATATTCTGGCCGATCCGGAAACGCTGGATTTGCTGGCCGCATACGAAGAGAGGAACAAATAACAGCAGGCGCAGGGGGGGGGGAAGGGCCACGTAGCCGCAGGGCTGGTAGGGGGGCTTGCCGGAAGCGACCCTCTGGA